TGGATGCAAGCACCCCGATTGATCCCAATAGGTCAATAGATTCCTTCCATAAACCCCCGTGGCGGGGGGTATGGGGTGGGGGTGGCTGTGGTCTATCACTCCGCACCCTTGAGCTCGTTGTAAGCCCTCACAATAGGCTCTGCTTCGCGTATAAACTGCTCACGCAGCTCGGCATCCTGACTGATATATTTTGCGCCACGATTGCCAAGCCACTGGCAGGCTTTAATCACCGGCCACAGGAACGGCTTTGGATCCGCTGGCACGCTGGCCGTGATCGGATCCGGCAGCATTCCGATCCGCAGGTAGGTCTGACGCATTTCGCCTGCGTCAGCCTGACCTGATGTGAGCTTATGCTGGGCGGCCGCCACCTTCTCATAACGACGGCCCACTTCCTCAGTGATCCCCGCCTGCTCGCAGATATCCCGGACGTTCTCGCCGTCTGTCCGTGCCTGCTGGATGATCGTGCCAGCCTCTGCCGCCAGGCCGATGGTCTTGCCTACAAGTTCCAGCGCCTTGTCGCGTGTGTCGTTTAGTTTAGTAACGATTGCTTTCAGCTTCATTTTTTAATCCCTTTCTTTAGTGCGGCCATGTTGAATTTTGGAGCTTCACGCCGCCGCTGTGCGTGCACCCTGTACGCCCGCTTGCGATAGGACTCTCTGGCCTTATCGCTTTTCTGCGAACGCGACCGGATCCCGAGCCGGTCATAAACCTCTGTCACCTGCTTACTGATCGCCTGCTTCGTCACGCCGTAGCGTTTGGCCACGGCCGTCATCGATTCAGGCGATTTATTCAAAGCTATGTTCAGAACCGCATGCCCAAGCGTGTCCGTCCGGTTGGCCATCGCCGGGTGATCGGGTGCCTTCGCCATCAGGTACTCGATCACCTTTGTGGTCGTAAACGCCGTGCTGGTCGTGACCGTGATTTTCAGTTCGGAATACGCCTCAAAAACGAGGTCGGAAAGGGTATCCATGGTCATCGCCGGGTGTTGGATATTTGCCGGGATTTTTTCGATGATTTCAGCGCTGTTTATAATCACCGAAAATACCCCCTATGGATGGTCAATGGATGGAAACTCTGAACCCTATCAATGGATATCCCCTTAAAGGGGGGATATCCATCAATAGGAGTTCCACCAATTTCCGGTGATAGAACATGAATAAACGGTGATAGGGTTTTTTTGCTCATTTTTGATCCTCGTTTAGCACGTATGTTTTCGACTTTTCTTTGCCTGAATTTCTGATCAATCCGTCGTGTTCCCATGCGGCCGTCAGATCCCTGCTTTTTGTGTGCCCTACCTTCGATTTGTTTCGGATTAGGCTTTGCAGATCGCCAGCGCTTATCCCTTTCGAGATAGCGGATTTGTAATCCTCAAAATTGACCACAATCTCCGGACGGCCGGCCGTCTTTTTCTGTGGCTCGTCAGATCCAATCCACGCCAGACCGACATCGCTATGGCGTAAGTTCACATGTGGCTGAACTGCGTTTTGCGCTATAATGCCACCAGAATTGAGGTTCGACCGCTTCCCGCGCTTGGTCACCTCCAACCGATAGACGTTTCGTTCTTCGGCATCCTGACCACAAGGCGCAAGGGTAATGACGCTTCTGGCCCAGTTGGTCAGCTCGGACGATCCAAAACCGCTGTAAGCCTTGTCGTGGCCCTGATAGCCGTTGCCTTCCCGGACGGGCTTTGGCGTGTGGTGAATCAGCATCCACGCAAAGCCGGCCGAAAGTGAAAGCGGGTTCAGCATATTGCGCAAAAACTCGCTGGCCGTCTCCTGGTTGGATAAATCGCCACCGATAAATGCCAGCAGCGGATCCACCCATACCAGATCGGATTTGTACTTTTCGACAAGGCGCCGCACGCGATCGACAAACCGTTCCCCGGTGGATGAGCAGTCCCGGACGATCACCACGTTGGCCATGACCAGTTTGATTTCCTCAGGCGTAAGGTTCATCGCTTTCAAAACGCCTTGAATCGCTTCAGCCACGTCGCCCTCGTCGTTCTCGGCCTGTATGATCAGCGATTTCAATCCTTCGCCGTGCGGATTGATTCCAAAGAACGCCCGCCCGATCGCCCAGGTGATGGCGGCCTGTAAGCATAGGACGGACTTTCCAAGTCCGCTGCTTCCAACCCACAGCGCAGATCCACCCCGGCAGATCCACCGCTTGCCGAGCAGTTGCGTCGGGTCGTCAGCTTCCTTGAATTTGATCAGGTCTTCCCAGCGGTACGGTTCGGGAATATCGCCAAACAGAATCCGCTCCTTCCACTGCAAAAAAGAAATCGTCGGCGCACCGCATTCCACCAAGTCCTGCCGCTGGCCGGTGGCCGTGCGCATGGCCCCCGGAAGACGCGACAGGCGGCCCGCGTCCTTGTTTGCCGGATCCGGCTTACTGTGTTCGAGGTGCTTGTAAATAAACTCCACCCGCTCCTTGAATTCCTCCGGCGTGTCGGCATCGATCCGTACCCATGCGTGAAGACTGCGTGAACCGCTTTTGATGATGCAGGTCGTCGGCAGTCCGCTCTTCTTAATAATTTTCCATTGTTCATCCATCGTCGATTCATCGAATTCCACAAGACAGTGACGCCATTTTACAACGTGCTCCGACTTGCGGCCCTTGCCGTTGTTCGGATTGATCGACGCATAGACTCCCACGGCGTCCCCCTGCCATTCTTTCAGCCCTTCGCCTTTGAACAGATCAAGCCACTCCTCACGGGTACGGGTTTCACCGGATCCGTCCGGTCGCTCGCGATCGTCGTCCCGAATGCTGCGGGTGATGTTGATCCGCTCGCCCACCTCAAACGCCGCCGTCAGGAATTTCTCCACCGGCGTCTCCTCCACGCTCCTGGGCATGGCCGGAATGGGGTCGCCTTCTTTTACGATTTGTAGGTTGTGCAATCGGTATTTTCCTTTCGGTTGGTAAGGCTCCCGGGCTGGCCTTCTAAAAACAGATTTCACGCATCCTTCGGCCTCTTTAAGCGGCAGGCCGTTCCTTACGCACCATTCCTCGGCGGTCGTCAGCGCCTCGTCAAAATCCATCCGGGCGTCGCGCAGTTGGAGCGCCAATTTGAAGAGTTCGTTGTTCCGGGTGCCCTCCGCGGCTCCGTTATTCATGACGTCGATCGCTGCTTGGGGTAGTTGGTGGATCATTTGCCCGCCTCCTGATCGCGCTTCTGGTACGCCTTCGCCCGCTTGAGCAGTTCCCGGCCAATCGTCAGCGCCAGATCCAACCGCGTCCCGGCGGCCTTATGCTGCTCGGCGGCCAGATTGCGCTTGGCACGCTCCAAGATTTCGACGAGCCATGTGGTGCGTTTTACGGACATGACTTGCGATTAGCTATCAACACTCACAGTGCCGCGAATACGAACATCAATAGGTTCAGCATTAGGATTAACATCGACTGCAAATGAGGGACTGTCTTCATCTAATCTAATAGGCAGTGACGGCGAATTGGCCGCCATTACTACCACAATTCCCTTTTCCATTTTTGAAGTAATTTGTTTAAGCGAATCCGATATGCTTTTAAGTATTGCATTTAGTTCTGTTAGATTTGATTCCATATTTTCTCCTTATTTTTGGCTGTTTTGTTTTTCGGGCACTGCATCAATCATAAATTTTAGGCATTCATTAATTTTGTTTTTCGATAAAAGTTCTAAACATCCTTCGATAAAATTATCCCTGCAAAATGTGTATGGCTTTTTGTTTTGTATCTTTGAATACCTCATACAAAGCGTTGGGTTATCTAAGGTCGGGTTTTCTTTCTCGAATTTACTAAACCCATCCATCGGCATTCCCAAAATGTCGAAAACAAGATTAAGCAAAGCAAAATACTGAGGAATGCGTAGTTTCATTCCCTCTAACTGAATTCCTATTTCTGAAAGTTGATCTAACGCATCAGAGCATTCTTTTTGCAGTATCAGCATTTCTTTTAGTTGATCATGATTAATTTCGTATTTCATATTTAATCCTTTTTTATTTACCACTGCCCCATTCCCCACCGCATCCGGTTCTTACGGGCGATGATGACTTGCTGGGCGTACTGCGCAGGCGTGTAGGTGCCAATCACGCGGGCGGAGAACATGGTCAGAAGTTTCTGCAACGTCACAGCACGGCCTCCGGAAGCGGCCCCGTCAGCTTGTAAATAAATTTGCTGCGGTCGTATTCGAGCTGATACCCAAAGAAATCCCGCAGGAGATCGATATCCCGCTGGATCGTTTTGTAGCTACATTCGAGCTCGGCCCCCAGGCGGAACGTGCTCGGCAAGCATAGGTCGTGACGCAGCTTGGTCGCTATTACTCCGAGTCGCCGGAGTGTCGGCCTCGTATCGCCTTTGCGCAGCGCCCTCATCCTTGCGCTCATCACTGTCGCTTTTTTAGTTCGCACGGGTCACCTCCACCGTCGCCACCTTCGGCAGCCTCATAGCGTTGAATTGCGCTTCACTCGCAGCAAACACGTCGATCACCGGCAGCTTGCCCCCGCTGGCCTTCTTACTGATGACGGCGGATCCGGTATCCACCGCCACCCACTCCCGCTTGCCGTTGAGGATTTTAATCTTTGACCACAGCGGAATGATGTCGGGGTCCACGGCGCAGTGACGGCCAGCCCGCAGGCGTGTGCCCGTGCTCGATTGGAACCGACTCGACCACTCATCCTCTCCCGGCCAATAGCCAGTGATGCGAACTTTGATCTTTTTCACGTCGATCCGCTTTGCCTCCGGCCTGCAATCGACCATGACGTTGGATCCCTGGCATATTGTGGCGCCAAGGAATGCGAGGATTGAAAGCAGCGTCCTCACAGTCCTTCCCGGATCCGGTCGATCAGGACGTTTTCGCGTGTTTCGGCGGCCGCCAGCGCTGCCTTCGCCTCGGCTAGTTCACGGGCCAGCGCCCGGACGCGGTTGAGCAGTTGCTCGTGCGTCGTTTGATCGGGAAGGATGTCGATCATACAAATGACATCCTTGTTGGAATAAGCGCAGCTCTGGCTTCGCCCAGATGAACCAAAGCCTTTTTTGAGTTACGCAATCTTCTTAAAGCCCGTAATTCAATCTGCTGAATTCTGGATTTAGTGACCGGAACTTTTTTGCAGATTTCATCGTAGGTTTTTTGTTTATAAAATCTTTCATGCATTACAAACTGTTCCCTTGCATCTAATGTATGCAGTGCTTGATCTATTTTGGTTTTAAGCAATTCAACGTCCGGCTTGCACGTATCATGCAACTCATGCGGATTTGATTGAAGTAAGTGAACGTCTATTTCTTGAGTTTGTTGAACCGTTATGGCTTTTTTAACTCCAACAAATTCGGCAGGCCAAATTGCTGAAACATCAACAAAGACGCCAACAGCCCCAAATGCTTTTTGAATTTTGTTGGCTTGGTCAGTGTTTGGCTTGGCCTTCAAATTGCAATACTCTCCAATTGTTGTTACGTGGATACCCGTCCTTTTCGCTAATTCGGTTTGCGTCCAGCTTGCTTTTTGCAAGGCATTCCATAAATCGCCTTGTTTAAATTTAGTTATTGCTGTGATTTTCATTATAGTTTCACCTCCCGAGGGTCGTATTTTTTGAGCCATCGCCAGACTTTGCAGATCGCTTTGAATGCCTCGAATGCAAAGCAGACCTGCTCCGATGTGTATTTGACTTCTGCCAGCTGTCCGGTCACTGGATCAATCAGCACATTTCGGCATGCCATGTACTCGTCCGTGAATGCGTTCGCATACGCGGACAACTGAAGCAGGTCGGTTTCATATCCTGTCGCCTTGCCGTTCTTAAATTTGCGGGTTTTGAAATCGACCACCTCGATCTCTCCATTGATGTCGCAAATCAGATCCACTCGGCCCGCGTATCCTTCGGCTTCATTCACTAGGACGGACTCGCTGGCGTGTACTTTTGTTACGTCTTTATGCCATTCCTTCAACGACTCGTAGTGCGGCTCATAGCCTGTGACCAGTTCACCTGGTTCCTCACCGTTGATGAGCGTTTCTGCCAGAGAGTGAATGTGGGTTCCCCGGACAGCTGCGGCCTCCACCTCCTTCCGGCTGTCCAGGACGACCCGCTTGGCAAAGTCGGCGTCAGTTTCGTATGTTTCCCGGGGGAGTGATAAAGCGGAAAGGATCGCCTGTTCTTCTTTCCAGTTCATCAGTCCGGTCTTGCTTGGGCCGGCGGCTGCCAGAATTGTGGTCACCGACGGATACGCCCCCACCTTGCGGGCGGAGCGTAGATCGCCATGGCACGACTCGCCTGTCGCCATGTAGTAGTGCGACGACTCGGTCTTTGCGGTTGCGATGATAGGTGCCATGGCTTTACCAGTTGCGGATCCATCCGATCGAAATGGCGAAAAGAGCCACGACGATGGTGGGGATTGCGATCTGAGTTAAAATTGTAAGGATTTGCATTTTTGATTTTCCGAGCCGGACAGACGGATAGAACATCCGCCGGCTCTGGTTGGTTAGGATCTCGTTTGTTTCCGGGTTAAAAGGGGACGTTGTTTCCGTCGCCGTCTTCTTCGCCGATTCTCACCGTTTCGGCTGTTCCAGATCGAAGGCACTTCCTGACGAAGTCCTTATCCACGGTCACCTTGACTTTGCCCGCGGGCAGAACGGCCTGCACGTTGGCGTAGGTGGATCCGTCGCGCTCCGTGTGGGTCACGAGAATCTGACAGGGTTTGCCGATCAGAGTCTCTAGGTCGAGATTCTGCGGTGGGGCCTTCTTGGCGTAGGACTTCAGATCCTTGAACAGCGCCGACTTTTCGTGAAGGCTCAGACCGTACCGACGCCCGATCGTAAACGGCCGTCCGTCGTCCATCTTCGCCGCCAGCTGCCAGACGATCCTGACCTGGTGTTTCTTTCCGTACTGGGTTTCGACCACGCCGAGATCTTCCACATCACAGAAAACTGCGTCGTGCGATCCTTCGGTCGCTGGTGTGTATGATCCGCCTCTGCTTGCTACTATTGCCATTTTCTTATTTTCTTTCTTGGTTTGGGTTTCTTGGATTTGCTTCGACTACTCGTCGTCGCAAAAGTCGTTGGTGATATGCGGAAGGTTTAGGTCTTGGAATTCACGCTCCGGCTTTTGCCATGCCAGCTCGTGCTGCCGGGCCAGCCGGTGCGCTTCGGTTAGGTCGCCACGATTTACGGCGTCGCTCACCTTTTCCGCTGAATTGGCCTTCGCCCGGAGCGTGGCCGTTTCCATAATTAGGAATGCTTTGTTCGGCATCATGATCCGTACCGGTTGTTGCCCGAGTAGTCGCAAAACCGCTCAAAGCTTCGGTCAAAGTCTCCGTGCTCGCGTTCGTACACGTCGTGCTCGTAGTCCGGCTTGTCGTTCATAGGCGTCGGCTCGACTGCCTTTGCCTTTTGTGCGTTGAATTGTTCGTCGTTGTTTTTGGGTTCGCTCATTTTTTCTCCTTAATCGAAAGACGGAATGATTTCGCAGTCATCGCGACCGCTTCGACCGTCAGACACTTGGTCGTAAACCGCCAAACCCGCCAGCCCAGGTCGGCTGCTGCCCGGTACTTTTCGCAGTCTTTCACCATTCCCATCCCCCGGCCGTGACGACCGCCAAACGGCAAAAACGCACCGCCGTCCAGTTCGATGGCACAGCGGGCAGATTTGCACGCGAAGTCGAAACGCCACTTCCGAGTCGGGTGAAATGTGTGTTCTGCGATTAGCTCCGGCCCGCCGGCCACTTTCCAAAGCACGAGAAACCTGCTGGCCAGTGCGCTCATTTTGACTGCCCTTGCTTGGCAATTAGTGACGACACAACTTCGGTCAGTCTTGCCACGTCCGCCTCAAGGCGCTTCGTCCGGCTTTGTAGGTCGATCAGCGCAGTCGCAGACGACCATTCGGCCATGCCCACAGACTTGGACGGCACCACGGCTCCCAACACTCCCTCGGCCTCGAGATCCCGGACGCTCATCGTCCTAGCTCCTTGCGAACGAAATCGATAATCCAACAAATTACGGCGACTGCTATGGATAGGCCGCCGATTCCGCATCCCACAAACAAGCCCCAACCCACGATCAGCCCCGAAAGCTGGGCCAGATCCTTCATGAGCTCCCAAGAAATCACTGTTCGCCCCTTACTTGGCGAGACCACGCCAGCCGGACGGCGGGATCCGGGTGCCAAACGTAAGCATCCGGAGCCAGATTATATCCGCCCCGTTTATTAAAATTTACTTGTTGGTAATGACGCTTCGGAAGCTCCGGTATTACCTGCGACTTTACAACTCTCTGTAAGTCGTTGTAATGATAAGCATCGGACGGGGTGGGATTTGAACCCACGGTTCTATTTCTTTCTTCGTTTTGATTTATTATGCTTGGAAAGTTCATTGTATGTTATTGCTTCAAACTGAGTAAATGTTACCGTTGTGACCATGGCCTTTTCCTACGTTAAACGAGGCTCCCCCTGGTACTTCATTCGCTACAAAAACGAAGACGGAAAGTGGCGCAGTAAGGCCACCCGTTACCGCATCGACAATACCCTGCACCGGGCCAAGGCAGTCGCGGAAGCTGCCCGACTTGGCGTTCATGAAAACACGGCGAAATGTGGCCACGACTGGGTGAATGATTTGATCGAGAATCATCCCGTTTCCCCTCTGACAAAAGTTTATTACTTGAATTCGTGGCGTCATCTGGAGCGATTTATTTATGAGAAAAAAATAAGTCTGCAAGCATTTTCCGCTAATGACTGCGAAATTTATTTGAAATGGCGCCAAAACCTTCCACGCACGTCCGGCGGACAGGCCGGTCGGAACCAAGCGTGCCAAGATTTGAAGATTCTGAAATGGATTCACCGTCAAGGCCGACTGCTTGGAAAAATGGATTCTGTTGCCTTGCTTGATTACCGAATTAAACGTGGCCCGATTGCCCGCGTGAAACCTGTCTTTTCGGACAATGAAATCAAAATCGTGCGGAAAGCGCTGTCCATCGAAGGCGTGCCGGAGTGGATGAAAGTTTCTTTTGAGATCTCGCTGGCCACCGGCTGCCGTCTCCGTGAAACACAGATCCCCCTTTCCTGCGTGGATCTGAAGAACAGGATCCTGACGTTCCCCTGCCCCAAGGGCGGCCGTGGAAAATCGTTCAGCATTCCGATCCCGGCCGCTATCGAACCCATGCTGACGGCAATGAAAGCGGAAGGCCGTGAGCTTACCTGTGAAGTTCCCCGCACACGGGCGTCCTTGTGCTGGCGCAGGCTTTTGGATATTTGCGGGCTTAAACGTCATTGTTTTCACTCTTTGCGGGTAACCCGAGTGACGCGATTGCGTCTCGCAGGCTGCTCTCAATCAGTTGCCATGCGACTCGTGAATCACTCCTCGACGTTAGTGCACGAGCTTTATCAGCGACACTGCGTGGAGGATTTGCGGGATGCTGTGAACGCAGGCCAGCCTGCTCCTTCCGCCATTGATCAAAGTCACTCGGGATTACCTTTCCCGCGATTAGGGGAAATCCATGCATTCCCCGCAGTTGTTTAATCTTGGCGTATCCTAGATTGTAAGCGGCGCCAAATTGGCGGAGCGAAAGGGCGGCGTCCTCTTGGCGGAGTTTCATGGCTGTATCGTGGAGACGCCCCAAGATCATAAGTATCTAGCTTGCCTCTCCCGACGCTCGATCGAGCAGTTGGGTCACGAGTTGAGAGAGGGAAATGCGGCGCTTGCTTGCCAATTTTTGAGCGGCTTTTTTAATCATGGCCGGGAAAAAAAAGTTTGTCTTTTCAACCTTCTGACCATTTAGCGGGCGGCGTGGCATACGCCGTGAATACGCATTCACTCCGTATTGTCCACACTTTTCTTTTTTATTTTTAAAATTCTTTTTTACTTGAAGGCGTATTTATTACGCATACAATATGCCTATGAAAAAGGTGAAAACGAACCTGACGATCGATCCCAAGGTAAAGAGGAAGGGGGAAATGCTGGCTAAGAAGAACGGCCTGTCCTTTTCCGCCTACGTCACGACCTTGCTTGTCAGAGAGCTGGCCGAATCCAAAAAGTAGTCGATTAAGTTTATCCCTTTTGGGATACGTTCTTTAGTTTATAATATGGCGCTGGGCGAGTGTATTGCCGCCGTGGGCCATACTTTGAAAAATTCTTTCCCGCCTTAACTAGTTGATAAAACTTTCGTTTTTCGGCCCGCCCTTCCCTGACCATTCGCCCCATCATTCGACTGATCGTCGGTCGGGTGTATCCGAATATCTTTTGCAAATCATCAATCGATTTCCACCCTGGCGGAATGGGTTCGATCCTGCGTCCCGCCATGTGCTCGGCGAGCGCTTCCGCCCAATCCTTCAAATCGGAAGTCGCCATTCTCCCTCCACAGGACTCACCACATTCACCGTGCATCCTTCCCCGCCGTCCACGTATTCCCCGTAAGCGATCCCATGCGCCCAGCGGGTCACAGAGCGATTACGGCGGGCGTAGTGCATGGATCCGATGTCGGCGAGACAACCGATCGACCAACCCACCGGAGCCCCTATGCAACGGCCAGCCGCTCGATCGATCCGGTGTAGGTGGCCGAACACGACCGGCCGGCGGAGCATTTCAACATGATCCCGGACGGCCATCTCGTTGAACATGTAGCCATGACCGAACAGCGTCCCGCCGAAATCCACCCATCCCTTTTCAATATCGTACTGCGTCACCTTCGTCCTCATCTCCTTCATGGCGGCCATCAGTTCGGCGATGGCGCTGGTGGCGCAGTGGGCCACGATCGCGCTGGGACTGTTCTGCATGGAATAGAGCCGATCTTCATGATTGCCGGCCCAGAAATGCGTCGGGTGAAGTTCACGCAGGAAGTTGATCCCAGCGTCGAAGTCTTCCCGGATCGAGGCGGATCTGTCCGTGGCGTTGGGATCCCGCATGGCTCCGGCCCGGAGCGCTGCCAGATCCACCGCATCGCCCAGGTGCATGGTCGTCTCTGGCTTCCACCTGCGCTTCATCTCGATTGCGGCTTTGCAGGCGGCGGCGTTTGCCAAGTGCCCGTGACTGCACGACACGGCCAGCCACCGCTTCCACTTGCGAATCACTTTCACTTTTTATCCTCCGCTCCGGGTAGGCCGTGCAGGACGGCCAGAATCTGTCGACACGCCTCCCGGGACGTAGCGGCCGCCACGCTCTCGTCACTGGCGCCTTGTAGGGCCATGTCGGCAATCACGCCGAGCTGAAGTTTTAGCGTGTGCATGTAGGTGCAGAGATCGAGCACCTCGTCCCACGCATCCTTCCACACGGGCCGACGCCATAGGGCGCCACCGTGCTCGAGCTGGCCTTTGACGTACTTGGCGGAAACGTCGTTCGTCAGGTCGTTGATGATCGTCGCCAGGTGTTTCCTGTGCTCCGGCGACATGACCTCCGCTTTCATCGTGACGTCCATGGTCGTTTTGATACCAATCCCCTGCCCTTAATTGCCTTCGGTTTTTCGACGACTTGTTCCACAGGACTATGTGGAATGTCACGCCATGAACCATATCGGCTATCTTGCAAATGACCTGTCTCCCAGCTTATGGCGGCCAGTCCAAAAGTCAGCCCGACGTGCTCGCCTAGGCGGAATGCGGTTTCGTCGTCCCAGTTTGTGTCGAGCAGATCGCCCTTCCCGGTTCGCAACGGCACCCAATCAAACGCCAGCCCGTAGTTGTGGTATGACTGCCCCGGCTTTGCCTGGGTAATTATTTTCCCGGGGCGGGAACGCCCCTGTGCGTAGAGCATCGCCTGCTCCTCCATCGTCCTCCGGCCGCAGTAAATGAGCGGTTGGATCCGGCTATTCTGCATTTCCACGAGCCACCCGCGCACCCGCTTCTGAAAATCTAGGTCGAGGGTTTCAACGCACCGCAGCGTCCGGGCGGTCGCTTCCGCCAAGCTTGTCATTTCCTAGCTCGCTCTCTTTCAGTTTCCGCCAAGCTATCAGAAAGCGCCTTGAGCGCCTGTGCATAGAGATCTCGGTAAGGCGCCGGGCAGGGTTTGTTTGTTCGCTCGGCCTTGTCCCAGGCGTAGATAAAATAGCTGATTGTGTCCGGGCTCGGCGGCGGGCCGTCCTGCGTTTGCGAGACCGTCGCACAGCTTGCCAGCGCCAGACTAAGAATCAGCAGGAGGGCGTTTCGTCCACCACGCATCGATGTCTCGCAGTCTTTTCCGGCGTTCCAGTTCGATCGCCTCAAAGTTCCGCTGGGTCGGAGTTTTGCGGTTGAGTACGTACAGAATGATTCCGATCAGGCCGCCCACCGCCGAAATGATCGCGGTGATCATGGCGGATTATTTGCGGGAGATTTTCGAGATGAAATCGACGATCTTCTGCAAGGTCGCTTCCGGCTCATCCCCGGGGAACAAAGTGGCGACTGCGATGGCAGCGCCCAGCAGTGCGGTCAGTGCGCCCAAGATTTGAGAACCGTGCGTGATAACGTAGGACAGAGTTTCGTTCATGCCCTTTGCAGGGTGTCAAAGCCGGTCAGAGGCCGAATCGGCGTTTAATCAGTTCCCACGCCGTGCTGACTACGGCCCCGGAGATCAGCGCCACAAGCCACAGCTTCGTTTTGATCGTATGCGCTTCGCGTTCCATAGCGGTCAGGCGTCCGTGATATTCCCCCAAGCTGGCCTGTGAGCGTTCAAGCAGGTCGAGCACGACCGTCTGGCGGGTTTCCACGCGGGCCACCGCCTCACGTACTACTGAAAGGCGTTCTGAAAGTTCGGCGATCTGGTCGGTGCTCATTTCATGTTCGCCCCGGCGGTTGTGATACAGAGATACAGTTCGCCGTCGCGATTCACTGCATCGACGAATCCTTCAGAAATTAAATATGACAACGCATTGAGCTTGTCCTGATCAGGAACCTTCGACCAATCGACTTCCCGTTCCATAGGTCAAAACGGCTTTTCACCGCCCGCCCTGGCTGCGTCGCCCATGGTCGGCGTGTTGGTGTAGCGGGTGGGAACTTCAACCGCTACCGGCGCAGGCGAACAGCCTGAAAGAAAAAAACTCATTAACAATATAAGAATCACAATATTGCATTTAAAGTATTCATTAGGGTGGTTATGCGAGTGTCTAAAAGAGATAGGTCAATATTTTCTCCAACAGAATAAAATGATGCCCTTGAAGTAATTGAAGTACTGCTTCCCCTAGATAAAGCATATACCGTAACATTTGTTGGAGTTGAAGATATATTTACATCATTGTATGATGTTCCGTTGTATCTCCAATTTATGACATTTGATGCACTTCTGCTTGCACCAGTAAGCCCTATAATTGGGTCTGTATTTGATATACTTGGTGCTGATGAATAATGTATTCTGTAACTTAATGTTGTTGCTGTAATTTGCAAAAAACTGCCCCCTGTTCCTGCTTGAGTTCCCATAATATACCTTGTTCCATCTCTAGCTTGTGATGTTGATAGATAAATTGCCATATGCTTGCTATTTTGAGGGTCGTCAGAATTGCTTCGATTTGTGTTAATATATTTTGCTGATGCTCCATCCCCAAGTAATCCTAATTTTCTGTTGTAATCATCACTTGCAAAACCAGTATTTGTTGGTGCTGTTCCAACAAGTGGAACTAAAGCACCGCTTAATGTCCTAGCCCCAGCTATAATACAAGAGGCTTTAATTGCAGTCCAAATTCCATCAGCCTTGCATCCCTTAACAAAAGTATTGATGGCAATCTTTACAGAATTTTCTAGGGCTTGCCCATCTGCGGCCTCTACTGCGGTGAGATAGGCAAGAGCGTCTGGATCGTATGTATTATAAGCAGTAAGCCCACCGAGTCTCAGACCGAGGCTGAGATACACGGCTTAGTTCCCTCGGGTGTAGGCGATGGCTTTGCCGGTGGCCAGTTGGAAGGCGGTGACTGCCGCAAACACGACGAACCCGGCCGGGAAAGTCACGCCGGTCAGAGCGTCGCCTGTGAGAGCGGTCTGGCTGACGGACGTGAATTGACCGTCGGCGATGAACTGAATGGCCTGAAAGTTGCCAGTGACTGCGGTCGTGCCTGTCGCCACCTTGCCGCCATATTCCCCGACGCTCAGCGACGTGTCCTGATTGATTTGCAGATCGTATGCCATATATGGGTCAAAGGCGTGTCAAAGCGGATTGCCGGTGGCGGTGTCGTAGGTGCCGCCATAAGACCAGTATTCAGTACAAGTGAAGTCTAGGAGCACGTTCCCGCTGGCTCCCGTGTCGTTTACATAAAGATCTTTTGTGATGGTGTATCCGTTAAAAAGCAGCCGGACGTCGCCGATCTTTTGTCCTGGCGGACTGCCTGCTGGTGAGCTTGAGATGTAGATGGTGTTGAGCGCAAAAGTTGGAAAGAAATTTGAATCTGTTTTGTATCCGCTTGTGTAATCGTAAAATACCTCCACCGGTTGCGTTCCAGAATCGACGTTGATATCACCAAAAAATCCATATTCGTAACCGCCTTTGCAGACTAGGCTCTCTTCTGATGTAACAGGAGTATATTGAGTAAGATTACCTCCTCCAGAATAGACAATCGGAACGGCAAAATTGTCTGAAATAAACCCACCGGACGCATCCACCCGCCACTTGCGTGTCCGCCAGTAAAGCGCCATTCCTTGCTCTATCGTTAGATCAAGATAATATGGGCTTCCAGTTTGTGATCCTGTCTGAATGCATGATGGATAATACCCGCCCCCCTGCGCCGACAAAACCTTTCCCACAGGATCTCGCTTCCTTCGCCTCCCGGGCTAGTACCCGATGACTGTAATGCGGAAAGTCTGCGTGGATTGAACGGCTCCGTTGTTTGTTCCGTTCACTCCGTCAACATGCACCTGATCAGTCCCGACAACGTGGCCAAAGAACGTCAATCCCTCGCAGACTGCGCTGGGTACTCCAAGCAGAACGATGTCGTTAATTGCCGCCCCAGTAACGGAGACCGTGATTGATGTGGATGAATTTCCACTAATTGATCCAAACGCAAGCGAGGCGGTTGTCGTGAGCGTTTTAGGCGACAACGGGAACACGCCGTAGGTCGTGGATCCGCTTCGCAGCAGCCCCAAGTTGACCAAGCTCGTCACGACGTTCGGGCCGTTTGGCTGCGTGACCGGGGTGGATCCGTAGAACGCCAGTTTCGACGACGTGCTGACGCCGAACTTTGTTCCGGTGGTCGTCCCCAGTCCGACGTTGTATCCGTCTGTAATTGTGACGGCGGTGCCAGACAGATCCAACACGGTCGCCCCGGTTCCGATCGTGTTGTTCTGCCAATCGAGGAACACGGATCCGCCTGAGTTGTACAGCTTGCGGTTGGTCGCGTCCACGTTCGTGTTGCTATCTTCGACGAACAGTGCGTCGCATTCCGCCTTGGTATAGTAGCTGGCGGCCGCGGCCGGGACAGCGGATCCTACGGTGACCAAATCTTTGCGAACCGTCACGTCTCCCTGATAGATCGTTTTAGGCGTGCCGGACTGCGTCAGCTCGATCTCAAGTTTCGGCGTGATTGTGCTGGTGCCCTGTTCGCTAAATGTCTCGTCCAGCTCGCTAGTGTTTAGGGTGACGGTGCTCTGGAAAAACTTGCCGAACAGGACGCCGGACGCATCCAACGAAAGGACGGTCGTGACGTTCTGTTGGCCAAGATTGCGGACAAAACTGATCGTGTAGTCGCCTTGATTATTCCCTGCCTGCACGGAAACGTTCCCGGAACCGATGCCTGTTACGGCCGACAGCGCTTCCGAGAAGCTGGCCGCAGTGGCTCCGATGGCGATCCCGGTCGTGCTGTTTGTCCCGTATGCTAGGACAACGTTGCCACCTTCCGCATCCGATCCGATGCTTAGACGCCATGTTTGATTTGTGCCGGTTGCCCCAGAGGATCCTGTCTGTACTTGCGTCAGACTTACCACTCCGGCGGTGGAAGCGGCCGTGAATGTATCGCTATAAACGACGGGATTGCGCACCAGTTGAATGATCTGCTGGGCATTGACCGACGCGGCCGGGTAGCGACGAGTATTGACCAACACGGAGCTGGTCGGAAACAGCGTGAAAGAGGATCCACCGAATGACAGAGCCGTGTTGGCCGTAGCGGCGGTGATGATCCAGGCCCCGGACGTGATCGATCCGTAGGTCGTGACCGTGCAATTCCCTGCGATGGATGCGATGGCTGACGCCACCTGTGCCGTCGTCGCATTGAATGAGATCGCCGTGGACGTGCCCGTGCTGGTGGTAAGTTTGAACTGGCCGTCGGTTGGCTTGCTGTCGAGATAACCGATCCCGAGCTTGAGGCTGGCGCCGGTTGTGTCGATGTCGCGCAGTAGGCCGGAGCTGTCCCGGGCCTGAAGGCGAACGCGGAGCGTGTAGGTATCGTTGCGGGTCAGCGTTGGGAATACCCCGTTCTTGACTGATCCGGCCGCCACCAAGGCGTTGGCGCCTGTATCCAGATAAAGATCGATCTGCTGGCCCATTTTATCCGTCGCCTATGTCAAGGCCCGTAGACCGTAATCGTGGCTGGAGATCCGTTGGAACACACGTTCAGCGTGATCTGTTTGAGCGCTGACGTGCCTGTGACGACTCCGGTGACGCTGATCTGAATGCCGTCCGGGACGTCGATCAGGGTGACGTTGGCGCCTGCGATCGGTTTGGTGCATTCAATCCGCCGGATCAGCTTATTGAAAAAACCTTTTCCAAGTCGCGACGGGCCGTCGAGCTCATTTAGGCGGGCTTCGGTTGCCATGGCTTACGCGTACGCGCCCTGACCTTGTTGCTTCTCTTTGAATGTTGCCCTGGCGACTAGGAACTGGCCGCGGCGGGTAGAATCCAAGCTGTCCAAGCAGTATCCAAAGTAAACTATATTTCCAGCGAGATTGTTAGTGGTAATCCCAGGAGTGCGTGGATTCTGCGGTGTCGCCGTCCCGTTGATAAATGCAGGCATGGGAATTTTGGACGTCGGACTAAATCGCTCGAGGACGGGAAAGCTGTTGGAAAGTTGACCGCTGGCGAACTGACTTTCTGTCAGGTCAGTGACAAAGCTGACCTCGATCACGATCGGCGGCCCCCATATGTCCGCCCCGGTCGTTGGTATATATTTGATCTGAGCAGGCGGAAGACTTGTTTCGCTGGTCAGCCCGACAAACGTGACGGTCATTTCGCTGATGTCTCCATCCTGCTCCCGGACGGACGCCGTCTCCACCGCCATCCGGCTGAACTTGGTCGATGCCGTGGAGAATGCGGAGTGCGTGACGTCTTTCAGCGGCAGGATGGTCTGCCGATCCGCCGTCCTGATCGTGTAGGTTTCCGTCAGCGTTTCGAGTCCTACGATCTCTCGGCTATATTCCGAACGGCGCAGAATTTTTGATCCTGACGATAGTAATCCGATAAAAGTCGCGGCCATGTTAGCTTACCAAGGGAGCTGCCGTCAGCTTCGCCAGTGCGTCTTGCAGGGTTTTGTTGATGTCCGACAAGGTTGTCTTTCCTTCGGCTTCTTTTTTTGCCTGTGTTTGAATGTATTCTGAACGACGTTCAGCCATTGTGCGCTCTTGTGGCCTAACATCATAAGCCCCCTTTTTTGTGGCGGACGTGTTGGCCAGAACTTCTTTGTTAAAATCTTCCTGTGTTTTCTTTTGTTGTTCTTTTGCAGCTTGCGCACGAGCTCTTTCGACTTCTTTTGCAGCGCTTCCGCCGAGTCCTGCCGCTATGTCCAGACGTTGTCCAGCTGCTTGGCCTTCGGCTTGTTGGCCTTGCCGAGCTCTGTCCGGTGCGCCCGCCAGCCACTCGTTGTATTTCTGCTGATATTTTGCGGCTTCTTCGTTTTGTTTAATTTTCTCGTTTATTGCTTCCCGCTCGCTTTCAAAGATGTACTTGCGCCGACGTTCTTCGCTGTCTGCGGCCATCTTTTTCTCGTCTTCTTCTTCTTTGAGCGCCCGCATGGCCTCGTCGGTGCGTTCTTTGATGGCGTCTTTTTCGGCTTTTTCGGTTTCTTTGGCAGCTTTTGCTTTTGCGCCTTTCCCGCCTGCTGCTCCGCCTTCCAGATCCATGGGCTTGGCTGCGGCCTTTGGCTGTTCGCCCTTCTTAAACTCTCTAACGCCTTTATTCGCTTCCTTCATGATTTCTCTAGCGGCTGCAAAGTTTCCAGTGAATGCCTCACCCATGGCTGCTAAAGTCATGGTTAATTGTTCCGACATAAATTTAATCGTTTTGATAAATGGATTTACTAGCTGAGCAATAGAACCAAAGGCGATCGTCATTGAATTCTGGAAAGATTTGATTTCATCAGAAGCGGCCGCCAGTTGGGCGATGGTATCGTCCGACCATGTTCCCATCGCCTGCCCCATTTGTTGAATCGCATCCGGGCCCATCCTCAGCGTCTCCATAAGAGCGCCGACGCTTTTCCCGGCCACTTCCTGCGCCTGTGCAAATGCTTCCAGGGGATCGTTGGCTCCTGCGACTGCTTCGCTGAGCTTGAAAAATATATCCTGCGGCGACATTCCCTGCAGATCCGACACGCTCAATCCTAGCTTTTCAAACGATGCGATCATGGCGTCATCGCCGCCGATCGCTTTGCCGGCATTCACGGCCAGCTTGTTCATGGCGCTTGCTACGTCTTCGACTCCAGCTCCGGACAGAGATGCGGCGTTTCCAACTTCCTGAAGGGCTGACGCTGAAATCCCGAAACGGTTGGCCAGATCTTGAAGCTGGTCACCCTTGTCGATCGCCGAGGAAAGGCCGCTCAGGATCTTATCAAACGCAAAGGCGCCGGTCAGGATCCCGGCCGTTTGCTTGGCGAACTTGTTGACGGCATTCTCCGCCTCTTTTAACCCGTTCTCAAAAGAGCTTTTTTCAAGCGCAAGTTTGGCTGTTGCGACGGCGTCCATTTTAGGCGAATCCTGCTTCTTTTGATTTATGTTTCACGATGGCGATCACGCTTTTGGCTAGTGTGTTTCGCTGAATGTCAAGGGTGCGCTGAAGATTGGAACGACTAAGCGCCCTACCAATCCACGGAATGCTGTTTTTAAGTTCCACGTATTTGTCAGTCACTGTCACAGATCCATTCCCGTACTTAGAAATCAGCTTCTGGATCCATCTTGAAATTGATTTTACTCCGCTCACGCCCTTTGCGCTGAATCCTCCAAGTTTTGCTGCGCATTCAGCCCATCCTGCCTTTGCAATACCAACTTTCTTCTGAGTTTCTTTGATATATTTTGCCTGAACTTTATCTAATACATAGCCACGATCGGCAGCTCCGTGCCTTCCTATGTCCCTTGTTTTCATTCCGGCTGTCTTGGTTCTGCCAGTGCTTCTATTTCTCATTTTCTGATGGAATTCTTTGATGTTAGATGCATTCAGTTCGTAATCTTGTTCTTCGAGCCATACCCTGCCGTCTTTTGTAGTGAATCTTCGCCTGAAAGCGCCGGGATCAAATTGCCTCATCCTTTGCGCCTCTGCGTACCATTCCTTGTTGAGCGGCTTTGTGATTGCCGCAATATCCCGCAGGATTGCGTTCTCGCCCTTCTTTTTTGCGGTTGTGCCCATGCCGTAAGGTTGAGTCACGTTCGCAAGTCGAACGGCCAAAGCGCGACCAGATTTGCGAAGTTCACGGGTTTGTTCTTCCCTATTGAGTTTGCCCCATAGGGCCAACGCCTTGGTCAGTCTTTTTGCCTCAACAGTCAGTTTCATATTCCTAATAGGTTCTTTATGTCACGGAGATCGTCGCCGGTAATCGCTTCCACCCGGCGCAATTTCACGCCGTTGATAAACATGAAAACGTGCTCGGCCTGATTCACTAGGCAGATCGGGATTTCCCACAGAATCTTCTGTAAGTCCCACCCTGTTTCCTTCGCCAGCACGAACACGCTCGCGGCGCATCCGGCCGGCGTCAGGCGTTTCCCGGGTCGCCGATTGGCTTCTTATCCGGGATGACCGCCACCCGCGACTTGTTGGCTTCGCCAAGGATCGCCGCCACCAGCAGACCGGCCGTGTCCCTATCCTCTGGCGTCATATCTTCCGACCATTCCATGAGCTTTTCGCGGAATTCGTCTTTGTTCCATGCCAGCCGGATCGCGGCTTTCCGATCCTTTGCCAGCAGAATGTGAACGTAGAGAAAAGACCAAATGAAATAGATCGAACTGTCGGCATCGTCCCGGACTTGCAGCAGGAGCAGGCGGGAGCCTTCGGTGTAGGGTGCCAACCGCTGATCTTTGAAATATCGATCCGGGCTGACGAACGATGAATTCAGTTCAGCCTCTAGGTCTTGGTCACTCATAGCCTGCTTAAAAGGGCTTTCTTTAGCTCAGGACGGGCCTTCTCTGCGACGAGAAGTGTCTGCCCGCCTCTTTGTATGGATAGAATCTTTTCCGCTCTCTTAACGAGTCCTAGGAGCGTTTCGCGGTTCTCAAGAGCTGCCCTGACAAACCGGATTGACGCATCCTCAGAGCTTTTCATATCCGCCCAGGTGCGTTCCATTTCAGCTTTGGCGTCCTGTCCTTCGCCGCCATCCATGAACCAGAACGTGACCTGCTCACGGCCGTCCTCTTTTTGAATTCTTGTGACCGGATCCATAGGCCGGAGCTTGGCGCCGTAAGCTGCGGCCGCTGCCGCTACCTTGATATTCGTTGTACCCCAGAAGCTCTCAATCATTTTAGGATCTCAGGTGAACCGCCCTTGCGGGCTTAGCTCATGTTCGGGTAGCGAGTGGCGCTGACGTCGACGGTGACGAATGCGTCAGGGCTTTTCGAGAAGGCCACAGACTCGACCACGATCTTCCCGCCGGTGCTGGTAGCGTTGGCGAGGGTGGTCAGAACGGCTCCGGCCGTTGTGGCGTAGGTTCCGGTGATGGTGCCGGAAAAGCTGAGAGCGTCGGTCTGATTATAAAGTGCGAGAGCGACCACGTCGCCGGAAGCGTTGCGGACTTCCGCTTTCTCGATGTTCCTTGTTTCAGAGAAGTTGGAAACGAGGATTCCGCTCTCTGCGCTCATTCCGAAAGAAAGGCCTGAAGTTCCGATTGTGGTCGCCATATTGCCCTATTTTTTGTGTCAACTCGCGATTGAGTTTGGGTAAGCGATCACTGCCAATTTGAAATTTCGCTTCATGCTGCGTTCCTCGTTGTCGGCCTCCGCTTCGCTGCTTTCCAGTTTTGCGTTGTAGCAGCGGGCTGATCCGATCGCTGTCGTCGCATTCAGCCTGGCCGTCAGGGTCGTCGTATCATAAAACGCTTGAAGAATCTTTGAGCATTTTTGACTGTGCGCCTGTACGGTCGTGTCGTCATAGCTCTGTTCGAGAATGATTTCGACCGGGACGCTGAACACGCCGGACCCCTGCACGGGTTCTTCGGTTCCCATGGTGGCTTTGATGACAATCGATGGCGGCTTGTTTTCGCTCAAATCGTGAGACAGGTGGTAGTCCTGTCCGGTGACGGTGGCGGAAAGTAGTTCCTGAAAAGCGCCTTCGATAAGGCGATCGAGCATGGTGACGGCGGGCATATTTTACAGCTCCACGTCAACACGACCTGGCCATGGTGCGACGTTGTCCTGCGCCCACTGCTCCTTCTGTGGCAGGAAGTACGTTGGACGATTTTGACGCAACGCCGACGCCAACACGATCGGAGCCGAGTTGATGCTCATAAACAGTTCGGCGTGTTTGATGGCCTGCGCCATCTCGACGATGGATGCGGCCGACCAGTGCATTCTATGGAAATAGTATTTTTTCTCGCACATTATCACGTAGTCGCCGATCACTTCGTCCGCTTTGTGAAGAATATCTAGCGTCGGGTAATTCCATCCCTGACTAATTCCTAGAGGCGACAGCAGATTGTATCTTTCAGGCAGACCATCAGGCGGGCCGTCCGGGACGCGATCGAGCACGATTTTTCGGTCAGCTTTGGCAATCGCCGGATGCTGATAGACAAAATCCATCCACGAAAGGCCGGACTGCCGAAAGGCGTTGTATCGATTAGGCCAGATTTCGAGCTCAATTCGTTCGCCTGTGCCTTCCTTTGGCGCCACCCATGTGGCGTAAGAGACCAGATCCATCACTCCGGCATACTGCGGGCGGCATTCAATCTGAACTTGGTCATGCTGCGCCAAGTAACGGGCGGCCGGGAGACACTGCAACACGTCGCCTAGTCGCTGGTGATAGACGATGGTTTTCAATTCCGCTCGGCGATGACGGTGATGATATTGGACTTTCCGTCCGGTAGCGTCCCGCGGATCTGATCTTCCGGGCAACCTGTCCAAGTGACTGTGTAATCAGAATATGAAAGCAGAGTCCGCAGTCCGCGTTCGTTGAAATGGTGGAAGTGTTCGTTCGGCCTGCGGTGTTTCCAGTTGCGGAATGAATCCGATCCGGCCGTCTCGTGAAGCAGTGGGCATGAAATCACGACCGCCTCCGCTCGCAGGCCGCGGAGTGTTCCGCTTAGATCCGCATCCTCAAAGTGTTCCAAGCTGTCGAAGAATGTTACGATGCCGACGGACTTCGACATGGTCTCGCTTCTCTCCACGCCTGCCGGTAGCGGATAACCGCTGATGTCGTACCCAAACGCACGATGATCCCGGGCGTGACAGTGACGCAGGAAATCCCCGTTCCCATAGCCAACATCTAGGACGCTCGAAAAATTTCCAAAGTAAGAGCGAATCACGTCATACCGTAAAGCGCTCATGGCCTGCGTCGTCGTGTAGGTGTCGTATCGTTCCTGAACATAGGCGATGTCGTACGCTGGCCCTTGCCCTGTCCGCTCCTCCTGCCACCAGTGACCGGCGTGAATCCGCCTGTATCCGTCGATCACGGGTTCCGCTCCTTAAAAATCTTTTCTCCAAGCGTGTAGTTTTCTTTGGCGTTGTGCTTTTTGAATTCTTCGTCCTGCGGAGCTCCGGTGAAGAATGGGTTGTTATGTTTGAAGACCACGTCTTTCGCTTCCACGATCACGCCGTCGTACTTGGCCCGGTGGCTGAATTCGTTGTCGCTGAATATCCCTGAGCATTTATCGTATTCCGCCGCAAACATGGCGCCCTGATCTTCTAGTCTTGCCCTGGTCATGATCGCCATGCACAGCAGCTCGTCCTGGCGGTGGCCGTCGCTAATCGCCAAAACTTTCGGCTTACTGGTATCGCCCAGCCTATCGATCAGGATCTGATCCCAGTGCAGCGGAGGATCCCAATCGTCGGATCCCTGCACGATGATCTCGCCCTGCGCCACGGCCGCCGCCCGGTTCCATGCTGCGACACAGCTTCCCTTGCCCATGACCGGCCCCCACGGTTTGAGCGTCTTCGCCTTCTCGTCGTCGTTATCGCACGAAAAGATCCACTCAACAGCAGCCGGATCCGCTGCCTTTTTCATCCATAGAATCCGGGCGTTAATCGCCTCCTGCGGTCTCCCGCGGGTGGCGTGACAGACTGAAATTTTCACCGGCCGAATCTTCCGCCAGCTTGCCGTCACTCGATCCGCTTCGTCATTGTCGCCTACGGCCCGGCATGCGGCGATGTATAGATCGATGCATTCAAAGTCATAGACCGTGCGCTGGGCGTTCCAGACCG